TAATGGATAACTAATGGCTTACTTTAAGAACTTTCCAAAGATAAGCTACAACGGCATCACTGCTAGAAACCTTCTTCTGAAGTCCGCTATAGTGGCAGAAGTGTTTGCAAAGAAGAACGCTTTCTATCCCTACATCGTGCAGGATGCATACAGACCCGACATGGTGGCAGGCGAAGTCTATGGATCGCCGTTCTATGACTGGGTCGTGTACTTCAGCAACTCTATAGTCGACCCGTACTATGACTGGCCACTCAGCAGCAACGATCTAGACCTGTTCATGCAGAAGAAGTACGGTAAGACTAAGTACGAGCTGATGAATACCATATCTTACTATGAGTATACCGGCATCACTTCTGACAGTAGAGAAGACGTCGCGAGGAAGAGCTGGAAGATGTCGCCTGACACGCACGCAATGATAGACAATACTGCTGGCTGGTCTGCAGTCACTATCTACGACGAAGAAGTAAGGGTTAACGATTCAAAGAGGTCTATACAGCTGCTCTCGCCGATATACCTTGGACAGATCGAGACCGAGCTAGGTAGCATATTTAATAAATGAGTGACGTAAGTTCAAATCCATTCTTTGCCGGCTTCTACGACATCACTATAAAGAAGTTCGATGGCAGCGACCCCATGAGCATCAAGCCCCAGGTGCTCGAGGTAAACATCTATCAGTCAGTATTCTCTCCTGTACTGAAGGGAGCGATAACACTCAACGACCCTGTCGACCTGCTTACTAACTACCCGATTACCGGCGAAGAGACGATAACTGTATATCTAAGACAGAACAACGATGAGCCGAACGGTACAGACTTGTTTCAGATAGAGTTCGTCATATCTGCTATCACCGACGTTCTAGTAGATTCAACCAACAGAATGAGCGCGTATACTATCGACCTAGTATCTACCGAGGCGTACGTCAACGCCAAGAAGCGCATATCCAGGTGCTATAAAGACAATATCGAGAACATGATAAAAGACATCGTGTCAAATACACTGAAGTCGAATAAAGACTTCAACGTATTCTCGAACAGCATGATAAACAGAAACCTCATCATCCCCAACATACCGCCGTTCGCGGCAATTGAGTGGCTGACTAAGTACTGCGTATCTGCAGATGACAAGAAGTACTATACTTTCTTGTTCTACGAGACTCTCGCTTCCGGAAGTATATCTGACGATGAGACTCACTACAAGCCGGGCTTTACCTACAAGGCTCTACAGAGACCATCGTGGAGAGGACTTCTCGACGATCAGGCTAGAGAGACCGCAAAGCTAAACCCTTACTTCTACATAGCCGACAGGGCGATGCTCAACGATAGGAACTACTTTCAGAGTCTAGTACAGAGAGGCTTCTCTGAAGACAGACTCATACTGAACTTCAAGTACAACAAGAGATACGCTGCGCTTGAAAAGATCATGTCGGGATACTTCAACAACGAGTACGTCGAGGTAAGCATGCATCAGAAAGATCACAGGCTTACTAAGTTCAACATAAGGGACAATGAGTTCAACCCGCTCGAGACCTCGCCACTCAATACTAAGAAGTACATAGAAGACGTAGTGTCGGACGATAACAGGAACGAGAAGAACGCGCGAGTCAAGTACATAGTCAACAACTACGATGACCTGTCTCAGCCGAGTCTGAGAAATAGGTTCGGCAGGAGCGCCTCATCTTCTGTAGCGTACATGCAGACTGACATCTCTATAGTCGTGTACACAGACTTGAAGCACAGACCCGGCGACTTGATATTCGTGCACTTTCCAGAATTCCACGGATTCAACCAAGCACTTGAGAACCCGTACCTCTCTGGATACTACGTCATAACCGAGATAAAGAACAACATCAGGCTGGACGGCGTCACCTCTACTACTCTCAGGATCAATAAGGACTCCTACGCGCAGTCGGTTGACACCAAGTCTCTGTTCAATCCAGGTGCTGGCAATATAAGAGAGAGCAACGGGGCCTAACATGCATCTTGACTACTATGGTGATAAGTTCAAGTGGTTCGTCGGCGTCGTCAGGGATAAGGGCACCGACAAGAACCGCGTCAGGGTAAGGATATTTGGAATTCACAGGATGGACGATACCCTAGACGTATCGAACGGTGACCTGCCAGAAGCAGTCGTGCTGTACCCTACTACTGGAGGTCAGACTTCAGGAGGCAACCTCTCTCACGGCCTTACGCCCGGAACGTGGGTCATGGGATTCTTTGCCGACGGCGACGACTGTCAGCAGCCTGTAATCGTAGGAGTGATGAACGGCGGCGTCAACAGCTCAAACAATACCGACATGCCTAGGACGACGACGCCGGGTTCACCTGCCGACGGATCTGCATCTTCTACTGTGTCTTCTAGTTCTTTGAACGTTCAGGGGAACACTAACGCAGAGAAGATATACAACATGGTCTATGAGTTGATAGAGAAGAGCGGTCAGTCCGGAGGCAACATACACGCGCAGGTGTCTGGCATACTTGGAAACATCCTCGCAGAGAGCAACGCAAACCCTAATTCTGGAAACCCAAACGACAAGGGTGCGGCTGCATATGGCCTGTGTCAGTGGAGACTCGACAGACTTACTGCACTCAAGCGTAAGTACGGAAACTCGCCGGACCTGGCCCAGCAGGTATCTCACATGTGGGATGAGTTCATGGGATCAGAGAACCATGCATTCAAGAGAATAATGGTAGCGAAGAACTTCACTGAGGCTACCATGGCAATGTGCTTCTTTGAGAGGCCGCAGTGCTATAAGGGAAGCTACATCGACACCAACGACTCTACATTTAAGCCGAGACTCTCTTATGCCGAGAAGGTGTACAGCAGCTATAAATATACACCTAGAGACACCTCGAGAGGTAGATAATGCAGATCGTTGGACCCGGCACGGTATCTAAGATAAACACTCTCAGCTTTACTACGAGCCAGAGTCTGAGGGACGAGGCAGTAGATCTATCTTCTCTCAATGCAGACTTCGTCATAAGCATAGACGGTACTATATACAGTCTAAAGTCTTCTATACCTACGCAGGCTACAGTCATGCTAGAAGGCGGCTTAGACACTTTCATCAACGAGAAGAGTCCTAGGTATCCTATGTTCTACATGACTGAGAGACAGAAGCTGGCCATCTACTCGATACTGAGATCTCTCGCCAACAGGACTTCTACTGCAAGCGTAACTTCTGACAACTCTACTCTAAACCAAATAGCGCGCGCAACATACATTAACTATCTAGGGTGACTGAATGTCTACAGAAGATGGATTCAACAGTAACAGGGCTGAGACCAAGGGAGTAACCAATCCCGAGGGAGACGGCCTGTCGTCTGGCTACAGCTTTACTACTCTCAACTCTGCACCAGAGTCTACATACGAGGTATCTGTAAAGAAGGGTGGCAAGGCGTCTGATACTACTCAGGTCTTTTCAGGTCCGGGCACCGGCGTCGAGAGGGGTGTCGGTACTCCAGAAGACAGTAAGGGATTCATCACTGCAACTGGAAACAAGATAGCGATTCACGGCACTCCGGGCTCTGAGAGTATCGAGATTGTACACCACTCTGGCGCTCAGATAATGATAGACGTAGACGGGTCTATATTCCTGATGCCTACTAGTCGTAAGGGATTCGGCCTTCACTCTAACAGGGGCGACGGCGTCGTCTCGGCGCAGGGAAGACTCATACTAAAGGGACACTCTGACATCACCATCGAGACTGAGGGTTCTATGACCTTCAACGTTGGTCAGAACATGTTCATGAACGTCGGCAAGGACTTCGTACTCGACGTTGGTGGTTCTTTCTCGGAGTCTGTAGACGGTGCCAAGACTGTCGAGGTAGTCAAGGACTACTCGCAGACTATCGGCGGCGTGTCTCGCGAGACGATTGCAGGAAGCAAGAGAGTACAGTCTGTAGGGGATATAAGGTTTGATACCGGACATTCTATCGAGGCTAGAGCAGACCACGATATCAAGCTATACGCATCAAAGAGCATGCTCGTAAACAGCATCGAGGATTCTTTTTTTGAAGTTACTTCTGGAAAGCTCTCTCTTCTGTCAAACGACGATACTACTCTCGCATCTAAGGGTGCGCTGTACGTCAGCGGCCTACACGACGTATCCGTAGAGGCAGCGCAGACTCTAGCTATCAGGGGCGCAAACGTAGTAACTTCTGCTTCTGACACGGTATACGTAGACGCTACTAACCTAGCAGACGTCAGGTCCAGCGTAACTAAGCTCAGCTCTACTGGAGAGATGAACTTCGTTTCGGGTTCAATGAATCAGAGTACTACCGGCGCATTCAACTTCAACGCTACAGGTGCCATCGATATTCGAGGATCTACTATCGACCTAAACAAAGCTGCTTCTTCTGCGCAGTCAGTACGTCCGGTAGAGGTTACGTCTCAGAGGGCTGTTCCAGACATCGAGACGCCGCCTGCAGCAGAGTGGCCAGACACAAACACAATCATCGACACTATGACTACCGAGAGGATATCTCCAACATTCCCACTCAACGCAAAGAAGATGTCTCAGAACGAGATGTCACTCTATGAGAACGAGGGAGACACTCCCGACGCGAACGCCAAGGCTACTGCCAGTGGAAACGCGTCTGGTGGAACTCCTTACTCCAAGGGAGACTCGGCCGGCACCGTAGGCAGCAGCGGCAACGTAGGGTATGACGGCTCTAGCAACAACACTAAGGCAGAATCATCGCCGGTACCTGCACCTATATCAATAGACAATGGATCTGAGAAGCTGTCGCGTCACTTGACAGTCGGCGGCTTTCCGGGTCTTGGAAGCCTGCCTCTAAACCAGATGGGATACTCTAGAAAAGAGATCCTAGAGAACGTTCGACACCTATCCTACAACATCATCGACCCTGTACTCGATAGGTTCGGCAGCTCAGTCCAGCTACTGCACGGTATTCGTCTCGGTCAGGGAGGTTCTCGTCACTACATAGGTAAGGCGATCGACATCAGGTCTTCAGGCAGGGACCACGTAGAGACCGCAATGATAGCCAAGTGGATAGTAGAGAACCTACCGTACGACCGCTGCTTCTTAGAGGCAAACGCGCAGGGTACAATACACTGCCACGTAGAGGCTGCGCCGGAAGGAAGCTCCGGAGCTCGTACGGTATGGACATGCGCTGACCCTAGGTGCTCTTCAAAGGTAGACGGAATCCAGCTGTCGTTCGCTCAGCAGGGACTAAGAAACATGGGATTTGCATAACATGGCTGACATTGCACCGTATATAGAAGACCGTACAGACCAAGGCGTAAGGAATGCAAAGATAGATACTGCTAGCCTTACTCCAACTCCAGCAGACGCGAGTGCTACTTCAGTAGCGAATACGGTATCTACTAACGTTCCGGTACCTCTTACTCGCAGCTTCAACGACGACGGATCGGTTGCACCCGCAAGCTCTTCTGGTTCAGTGCCTATCAACAAGGATACTACTGCGCTCAAGCACAAGGGTAGCTTCCATGAGAATGGAGAGTCTGGAGACCCAGACCTAAAGAACAGCGTCACCGCTTTCAAGAACGCTGTCGGCACGGCTGCTGGAATAATGGGCGCGGCTATGATAATCAAGAGCTTACTGCCAAACAGTAATCCTAGACACACAGTAGATAACTACTACCTTACTTCATACGAGCAGAACCTACTGAGGCAGAAAGCTTCGCAGTTTGCAGCTCCAGGTATAGTACCATACGACGCGCTGGAAGACTTTCTCTACGTGCTAGTAACAGTCAGCGAATACGAAGACCTATCGTACATATCTCACGTGACTGGCATTCCAGACCTAGACGACAGGAGACTGGTAAGGAACCCTATGGGAATCTTGCAGATAAACGACTTGTATAAAGTAGGTTACCTAGCAAACGGAGTCACCTCAATAACTAGGCAGTTCAGCGCAGACTATCACAGCTCTACTCACGCTGCAGACCATGCATCTTCTATAAACGGCGCGCTGCTCGGAGTAGCTGCTTTCTCTAGCTCTCCTCTTGGAGCGCTCGCCAACGTATACGGTGCTCAGGCTGCAGCGAGTGCCCTTGGTCTAAAGGGAGACGCGGCTACTGCTGCAGCAGCAGGAATACTCGCTGCTGGTAGCATATCCCAGTTTCCAGGTATAAACATAATCTCAGACCTAGTAGGTGGCATATCTCAGCAGCTTGGAGTTACTGCCGGCATCACGGCTCTTCTTGGTAGTCCTTCTGGATTCGGTGGGACGGCGGGTCAGATAGCACAGCTCGGAGGAGTCGCTTCTCAGCTCTCGTCTGTAGCTTCGCAGACGCTGAGCGCAAGTAGAGTAATATCTAGTCAGGGAATAGCATCTGCAGCTCCTATAGCGGCATCGATGATGACGCTGTCCAAGCAGATCAGGAGCGTGTCTAATCATACGAACCAGCTCTCAGTAGTCACCACTCTTCCTAGCACTGCTGGAAAGTGTGGTGACGTAGTCAACCAGCTGTCAAAGGTTAACACTATGACTGCTGGGTTAGTCGTCAGCGTTGGATCTATCACGTCTGCACTGGGAGCAATTACTGGACCTGGAAACATTGCAGGCGCTGCAGGAATGCTGCAGAGAGTCGGAGGCTTTGCTACTTCCGGGGTCATATCGCAGATAGTACTAGGGCAGTCGGTACCTCCTTCAGTCGTGTGCAGGAACCCGATGATGCAGCCGCCGTCATACGCGGGAAGGGCTTTCTTTGGAGAGGGCATGACTCCTAGAATGTCAGTAGACCAGATGTTCTGCAGGAGGATCGCTACGTTCCCTACGAACCCGGCCGGGTCTGGACTAATGTCTTTCCAGATGCAGAACTTTGGCTCGTTCGGCGGCGGTGGGCTCAGCATATCAAGCATGATGTCACTCATAACTCTAGGAACTCCAGTCGCACCTACCGGCGGCGCCCTTGGATCCCAGATAGCTTCTCTAGCAGGAAACGTTGCTAGCATGATGGGTGGTCAAGTTGGGTCTATAATAGACCCAAGAAGAAGCGACAACGCGATACCCTTAATGATAGCTACTTCTGCAGCGCTTACTGGAGACACTAAGTCTCCATTCTCTACTTCAGTATTCTCTACGGGATGGAAGGTAGCGTCTGCAGTAGGTAACGATGTACAGAAATACGCGCCTAACTTCCTTGCTACCGCAAGTACATCACTATAAATAAGACTATGGCCATACAGACAACGAGACTAGATCCAGTATACAAGGACTTCTATACTAACCTGGACTCGCACCCGGTTAGAAAAGACCTGTTCGTTCTTACTGACGCCGACTCAGTAAAGACTGCTATAAAGAACATTATCTTTACTGACCCGAACGAGAGGTTCTTTAACCCTTACTTCGGCGCCGGTATAAAGAAGACTCTCTTTGAGAACATCGGGCCGCAGACTGAGTACATTATTCAGAGTGAAGTCATAAGGGCTATACGTAACTTTGAGCCGAGAGTAAATACACTAGAAGTATACGTTAACGCTATTCCGGACGAGAATGGATACTACCTATCCATCGTCTTCTCGCTGACTAATAATCCGCAGCTACAGCAACTAAGCTTAATTCTCAATAGAGTAAGATGATGTCTAATAACTTCTTAACCGCTACCGAGCTGGACTTTAACTCACTTAAGAACAACCTTAAGCAGTACCTTTCCGGCCAACAGCAGTTCGCAGACTATAACTTCGACGCTTCAAACATGAGCGTCCTCATCGACCTATTGACGTACAACACGTACCTCAGCAACTTCTACCTAAACATGGTAGGTTCTGAGATGTTCCTAGATACGGCGCAGCTTAGAGAGTCTATCGTCTCGCACGCCAAGGAGCTAAACTACATTCCTAGGTCTAGGACTTCTGCGAAAGCTCAGGTCAATATCAGGCTAGTACCTACAGACAACCCTTCTTACATAATCATACCTAAGTTCTATCAGGTCACTACGAGCATCGACAACACGACTATAACTTTCTCTACTGACTCAGAGCACATACTGTACCCTACTGCAAACGGATACGTTGCTTCAAACGTTTCAATATACGAAGGCTCAGTGGTCACTGAGTACTTTACCGCGTTAAATACTGCAAAGTACAGGATGCAGTCTGAGAACATCGATACCAACTCTATCGAGGTCACGGTAATAAACTCAAACGTAGACAGCAGCAACAGCGTATGGTCTCTATCAGAGAACCTATACGGACTCAGTCCTACTTCTAACGTATACTTCCTTCAGGGCTATTCTGCTAACCAGTACGAGCTAGTATTTGGAAACGACGTCACTGGAAAGTCACTGAGTACTGGAAACATCGTCAAGGTAAGGTACAGAGACACCATAGGAGAAAAGGGCAACGGCGCTTATAGATTCTCTAAGGGTTCTGCAATCCAGGGATACTCAAACATCACTATCACTACGGTGACCAGCGCTGTAGAGGGATCTGAGCGCGAGAGCAACGACTCTATAAAGTTCAACGGCACACGCTTCTTTACTACTCAGGAGAGGGCAGTAACTGCTGTAGACTACGCTAACCTGACCAAGGCTAAGTTCCCACAGCTGCAGTCGGTCATAGCGTACGGTGGAGAAGAGCTGAACCCTCCGCAGTACGGAAGAGTAGGAGTATCAGTAAAGCCGTACGGTACTGCTGGGCTCATCTCTGACAGTCTCAAGTCAGAGATCGTCTCGTACCTAAACAACAAGAGCATCACTACTCAGACGATAGTCATCGACCCAGAATACTACTACGTCAAGGTAGACTCTACCATCACGTACAACTCATCAGTAACACTCAACAGCGCTGCCCAGATATCTGCACTCGTACAGTCTGCCATCTTGAACTACGGCACGTCTTACCTTACTGACTTTGGCTCTGACCTTAGATACTCTAAGCTTATCGGAGTAATCGATTCTGCCGACAGCTCAATAGTAAGCAACGACACTCAGCTGAAGATGATCAAGAGGTGGTCTCCAACCGTAGGTACTACGAGCACGACGTCTTTCTCTTTCAACAATCCACTCCATGCAGAGACTATTCTCTATTCCCTTCCTCAGGGCCATGCCCTTACCCTGTATTCTTCTAACTTCAGCTACACTACTGCAGACGGTACAGTATACAGTGCATTCTTTGCAGACAACGGTCTCGGTATCGTAAATATCTATACGAACGTATCGACTGATTCAGGGGTGACTCGCTCGATCCTAGCAGACACCGTGGGCACAGTCGACTATTCTACGGGAACTGTAACCATATCAGCCAACATCTCTGAATATACCGGCAGCTACATATCGATCTATGGCAGGCTGGAAAATGCAGACATCTATTCGATCACCAACAAGTTTCTACTAATAGAGGCTTCTGACATCTCTATCACCATTAATCCGGTAACTGCTTAATGCTTCCTACGGCAGAATACATATCCAACCTAGTACAGAACCAGTTTCCTGAGTTCTACAGAGAAGACGGGCAGAACTTCATCGCGCTCGTGAAGGCGTACTACGAGTGGCTAGAAGAAGAAGAGAAGACGAACAACGTAAGCAGGAATCTATTCTCGACTAGAGACATCGACCAGACTGCAGAGAACTTCTTTCAGTACTTTAAGAACAAGTACTCATACATCATTCCAAAGAAGATCGCTGGAGACGAGAGATTCCTGCAGAAGCACGTCCTTGACATCTACAGGTCAAAGGGTTCAATAGACGGACTAAAGCTTTTCTTTAGACTCTTGTACAACGAAGACTCTGAAGTATACCTACCATCCGTAGACATGCTCAAACCGTCTAGCGGTACCTGGGTAGAAAAGAAGTATATGGAAGTAACGTATACTGACTATAACTTCAACTTTGAAAATGAGCTCATTACTGGCTCACAGTCCGGAGCAACTGCATACGTCGAGTCCTACATATCGTCTATCAATTCTGGAAAGCTGATCTACCAGTTCTTCCTGAGCAACATATCCGGTAACTTTATAGTAGGGGAGAGAATTGGCTACGAGGGTCTCGACTATAACCTAGCGCCGAAGATCATCGGTTCTCCAGTATCAATTACAGTAGACACTACTACTCCCAACAACGTTGTCGGCGACCTTCTGTCTGAACAATACGGTTCCGGTTCCGGCCTAAAGGTACTGGTGTCGAATACTAGGATTGCAGGGTCGGCTAACGGTTCTATACAGTTCAAGATAATCAACGGTGGAGACGGGTATACTGCCAACCCAGTCATCTCCATTACTGCGGGTTCTAATTCATCTGGTTCTGGAGCTACGTTCAGCGGAGTTACTCTGTCGAATACTAGGACGTTCAGCTACTCTACGAGCTACATAAACAACACCCTAGTACGAGCAAATACTTACAGCTTCAACGGTAATACTTCGGTAAACAGTACTTCTGAGTTCATTACCGTATCTAACAACATGCTCGCGAACGGCGACTACGTGAAGTACTACGTAGATTCTGGAAATACCGTAGTCTCCGGCCTGTCTAACAACGCATACTACTTCATCGTCGGCGCTAACTCTACGGGTATAAAGCTGGCCACTGGAAACACGACTACGTACAATACGTCTCCTATTAACATTACCGCAGGACCCACTCAGAACGGACATCACCTGTATATAGTACCTATTACGAGTCTAGCACTCAACTCTGTAAGCTACGGGTCTACTATAAACAACTCGTCTCTCTCGACGGTACTGCAGTACGCTCTAAGCAGTCAGATCATAACTATTGGAAGCATCGCGTCCCTTACAGGTATAGCTACTGGTGACGCCTACGACGGCTACCTGAACGTATCGATCACTGAGCCTAAAATAGCAGGATACGGGATCCCTGACGACAACGGTGGAATTCTTGGCAGAGACGCCGTAGTAAACGCTAACGTAGTGCTCGGCGTCGGCCTAGTATCTAACCTCGCAGTAAAAGACTCGGGTACTGGGTACCATACCAAGAACGAGAGCATAACTTTGTACAACAGCACTCAGGGCAATACGGACCAGACTACTGTCGGCATAGTAAACCTTGGAGCCGTAGGAACTAAGGAAGGATACTGGACTACTACTCAGGGATTCCTAGACAGCAATAAATACATTCAAGACAGCAACTACTATCAAGAGTACTCGTACGAGATCAAGTTTACGAAATCAATCAATAAATATATTGATATTCTGAAAGAGCTCGTACACCCTGCCGGAAATAAAGTCTTTGGAAAGACATTCGTCTATGCCAAGAATGACACAGAAAGAGTAGACGTTGCGACTAGTCCAACAGTCTATAGAATTCGCGGAGCTGGCTTGGCTCCTGTGTATACTGTAGGCGTAGACACATTTACACTTAACGTATCAAGGTTAGTATAACAGATGCCAGCGAATTCAACATACAGCTTCTCAGCGGGTCAGATATTAACGGCCGTAGACCTCAACGGCGTATTTGCCCAGACTGTAGCCTTTGCTGCAGACTCAAGTAACGCGAATACAGGCACACTCCCGGTAGCAAGACTTCCATACACTATGGATCAGAACGTCTCTACTACGAGTAACGTTCAGTTCAGGGATGCAGTCTTTACCGGCAACTTAACGGTATCTGGTACTACTACATACGTTAATACAAACGTCCTTGAGATCAAAGACACTAACATACAGATCGCGTACGGTGCAGCTAACAGCGCGCAGGCAAACGGTGGTGGATTCAACATCGGCGGCGCAAACGTTAACTTCTACTACGACGACACTTCCAATAACATGGTGCTCGACAGGATCTTGAGCATCGGCAACTCGTCTGTCAACACCGTATTCGGATACAGTTCTACTTCTCTAGCTGGCGGCCAGTTCCTTGGAAACGTAAACAACTACTTCCAGGTATACATATACAACAGCAACTCTGGCATCAATGCCTCCTCTGACCTTGCACTGTACAACGATGCTGGAACCAGCTCAAACAACTTCATCGGCATCGGCATCGACAGCTCGGCATACTCAAATGCCACCTGGACGATTACTGGGCCAAACGAAGGCTACCTATATACTGGGGCTTCTAACCTAGCGATCGGCGTTGCCGGCAGGTCTGTCATCAAGTTCTTCTCGAACGGCCAGATGGCATCCGACGAAGCCATGCGCATCGATGCTGGGTCAAACGTCAACATCGGCAACACTAAGTCCGGAGCGACGTCGCTCACTGTAGGTAACGGTACCGTGAATACAGTGATCACGTCTACCGCAGTACAGATCGCA